TATTACTCAGCCGATAACATCTTCATCCTTGGTCGTCAGCAAGAGAAAGAAGGCACCGAGATCGTTGGATATAACTTCATTATTAACGTCGAGAAGTCTCGTTATGTCCGAGAGAAGTCCAAGATTCCTGTGACTGTATCGTTTGAGGGAGGCATCTCCAAGTGGTCAGGTCTCCTTGATCTTGCACTAGAATCGGGTCATGTCACTAAGCCGTCCAATGGATGGTATTCCCGTACACTTGCCGCTGGTGAAGTCGAGGACAAGAAGTGGCGTATCAAAGAAACAGATACCAAGGAATTCTGGCAAGATATTCTTGTACAAGATACATTCCAAGATTTTGTGGTTAACAAGTACCAGATTTCTAATGGCAATATAATGCAAGATACGGATGATGAATAAGGAACAATTATGCCAAAAATATATGAAAGTCCCGACAACGGTGATACTGTGTATGAAAGAGAATTTGGTACTTTAGATAGAACGCAGATTAAGCAGAAACGTGGTAAGCGTATTATGCAACGACAAGCCGCAATTAAAAAACAAGTTAAAATTGCCAAATCACATGGTCTGAAGGTGGAAGAACCACACAGATATGCAAAACACCACGCATTAGATTGTGGTGTTCCTAATTGTCCAATGTGTTCTAACCCAAGACGCCAAGGGAAGAAAACCCTTCAAGAAAGGAGAGCAGATGAATCCGACTATGACTGAGGGAATTGATTATAGCTTTATATTTCCAGAGAATGATAATAAAAGAGTGCATATAAAGTTTTTATCTGGTCCTTTTAAAGACGTTGTATACCGTTATGGTGGGGTCAAGATTGAGGAAAAGAATGGCGAAGGCCATTTACTTTTCAATTATGATGTAGTAGAATCACCTGTTGTCAAGCCAAAAAAACTAGAAAAAGATTTGGCATTTAAGACATACATCGGTGATCTACTAGTAGAGTTGATGACCTCTAACATGAATCAGGATATTATAGATGAAACTGGAACAGACGATACTCAAGAATCTAATTTACAATGATGATTACCTACGAAAGGTTTTACCGTTTGTAAAGGAAGAATATTTTTCGGATAACGTTGAAAAGATTATCTTTAATGAGATACAATCGTTCACGCAAACTTATAATGCTACGATCTCGCCTGAAGCACTTACACTTGCCGTGCGAGAGAAACGCAATATTACAGATGATGAACTGGAACGATCCGAATCTTATATTGCGGAAATTGTTAAAGCTAAAGACGAAACATCCCCGATTCAATGGCTTGTTGATAGAACAGAAAAGTTTTGTCAAGAGAAGGCAATCTACAACGCAGTACTGGGGTCTATTTCTATTCTCGACGGAAAGGACAAGACCCACGACAAGGGTGCAATACCCAAGATATTATCGGACGCCTTGGCGGTAAGTTTTGATAATTCTGTTGGTCACGATTACCTAAAAGATTACGATTCTCGATATGAATTTTACCATCACAAAGAGGAGCGTATTCCCTTTGACTTGGATTATTTTAACAAGATTACGAAAGGTGGTCTACCAAACAAGACCCTCAATATTGCATTGGCCGGAACTGGCGTTGGTAAGTCTCTATTCATGTGCCATGTTGCTGCTGGTGCTTTGGTTCAAGGTAAGAATGTTCTTTACATCACGTTAGAGATGGCGGAAGAAAAGATTGCAGAACGTATTGACGCAAATCTTCTCAATGTAAAGCTTGACGATCTTATCGACCTACCAAAAGATATGTATGATCGAAAGGTCGCAAAGGTAAAAGAAAAAACCACTGGCAATTTAATCATCAAAGAATATCCGACTGCATCAGCATCGGCAATTCATTTCAGGACACTATTAAATGAACTCAATCTTAAAAGGTCTTTTGTACCTGATATTATTTTTATTGATTACCTTAACATTTGTTGTTCTTCTCGTATCAAGCCTGGTTCTAACATTAATTCATACACTTATGTTAAAGCCATTGCTGAAGAGCTACGAGGTCTTGCGGTCGAGTATAACGTTCCGGTCGTGAGTGCAACTCAAACCACAAGAAGTGGTTATACCAATTCAGATCCAGGTCTTGAAGATACTTCAGAATCGTTTGGTTTGCCGGCAACAGCCGACTTTATGTTTGCTTTGATTTCTACTGAAGAACTCGACGGACTAAATCAAATCATGGTCAAGCAGTTGAAGAATCGGTATAATGATCCAACCGCATATAAGCGATTTGCATTAGGGATAGATAGATCAAAGATGAAACTATATGATGTTGAGCAGTCTGCACAATTAGACATTGTGGATTCTGGCCAGAACGTAGTTCCTATCAAGGGTAAATCTAAGTTTAACGAATTCAAGGTATAATAATGAGCATACTGGTGACTGGTGGATGTGGGTTCATTGGAACCAATTTTATCAAGCGTTATATGGAACTATTTCCAGAAGAACGTATGGTCAACATTGATAAACTTACCTATGCGGGTAATAGACAGAACCATTCAAAACTAAACTCTGATAATCGTTATGTATTTTTACCTATTGATATTAATGATGGTAATACAATAAGAACATTGATACAAAACCATAAACCAAAAGCCATTGTTCACTTTGCTGCGGAGAGTCATGTTGATAACTCGATTAAAGACTCAAGCCCATTCATTGTTACTAACGTACTCGGCACACATAACCTTTTGGAATGTGCTAGGAAATATATTGATTGGGATTTTAAGTTTATTCATGTCTCTACTGATGAAGTTTATGGATCTTTAGATCTAAATGATCTCAAATTTACAGAAGAAACTTCTTATGATCCTAGATCACCTTATTCAGCTTCTAAGGCTGCGTCAGATCATATTGCGTCGGCCTATTACCATACCCACGGACTTCCTGTAATCATCACAAATTGTTCGAACAATTATGGTCCTTACCAATTTCCAGAAAAATTAATTCCTATAGTTATTAGTAAAATATTAAATAACGAAAAAGTTCCTGTATACGGAACAGGCATGAATATTCGTGATTGGATTTATGTTACTGACCATTGTGATGGCATTATTAAAGTTCTGGAAAATGGACGTATTGGTCAAAAATATAACATTGGCGGTAACTGTGAGTTGGATAATTTAACACTTATCAACAACATTCTTGATATTATGGATGCAAGAAAAGACTTGATTGAGTACGTTGAAGATCGCAAAGGACATGATTTTAGGTACGCCATTGATAACACCAAGATGAATAATGAACTAGGTTGGACTCCAAAAACCCAACTTAAAGACGGATTGAAGCAGACGATTGATTGGTATCTCTCCAACAGAGATTGGTTAAACATAATGAAATCAAGAGTAAAACCATGAAAACATTAGGTATTATACTCGCTGGTGGTAAATCATCAAGACTGTATCCATCAACACTTGGAGTAACTAAGCAGCTACTTCCAATTTACGATAAGCCTTTGATTTATTATCCTTTGGCTACACTAATGTTAGCCGGAATAAAAGATATTCTTATCATTACTTCTCCGAGTGAATCGGATATTTTCAAAAGACTATTGTTGAACAATGATCTAGGAATCAATCTTCATTTTGCTACACAAAAAGAACCTAAAGGTATAGCAGAAGCAATATCTATTGCAAACTTTACTTATGGTTATAATATTAAGAGTTTTGATAGAACTTGTTTGATTTTGGGTGACAATTTCTTCTATGGATCAGGATTGACCGGAGAACTTAGAAATGCCATAAATTCGGATCAAGCCGTTCTATTTGGTATTAAAGTAAAAGATCCTCATCGGTTTGGTGTAATGGAACTTGGTGAGAATAATATCATCAAGAGTCTTGAAGAAAAACCAAAAGAACCTAAGAGCAATATTGCGGCAACAGGGATATATTTCTATCCTCCTAAAGTTTACGAATATATCAATGAAGTTGTTCCTTCACCAAGAGGTGAATTGGAGATTACCGATTTGAATAAGATATTCTTACGCAATAAGGAACTTTCGGCTATTGTATTGAGACGAGGCATGACTTGGTTTGATACTGGAACTTTTGATTCTATGTTGGAAGCCTCTCATTTTGTCCAGACACTACAAAAACAACAAGATGTTCTGATAGGCTCACCACATGAAGTGGCATTTAATAATGGTTGGATTGACGTACAAACCCTTGCCAAATTTGCTTCGATGTGTAATAATGACTACGGTAATTACTTGAAGGAATTGGTAAGTGAATCTGAGCAAAGATGATGCCCTATATTGTGCCAAGGTAATCGAAGATTATTTTGGTAACTTTAATCGCATTGACGAGTATATGCGTGACCAGAAGTTGGCATCTTTGGAAGAAATTCCAACTTCTTTATTTCCACCTGAGGACGATCTGTTCTCGGACTTTACCGTACACCCAAATGACATGGATCTTGAAGTGGTTGATATACCATCTAACACTTGGGAGACATTACTTTCCATTACCTCTTCTCATATCAATATCGCTCCAGTAGGTCGTAACATACGTCTTGCGGTACGAGAAAGGAACTCAGGACAGTTCGTAGGATTCATTCGTCTAGGGTCGCCTGTAATCAACTGCAAGCCCCGCAACGAGATGCTCGGACAAGTTTTTACGCAGTCTCCTGAACGTGCCAGAAGGTTCAATGATTCGGCAATGATGGGCTTCGTTATCGTACCGGCACAACCATTTGGATATAATTATTTGGGTGGTAAGTTACTGGCTGCCATTTGTTGTTCCCATACTGTACGAGAAATGGTCAATAGAAAATATGGTATGAACCTGTGTCTGTTCGAAACAACCAGTCTATATGGATCAACAAAAACCACATCGCAATATGATGGTATGAAACCCTATATTCGATATAAAGGTCTGACTGATTCGGACTTCTTGCCGTTGATGCACGGACAAACTTATACTAATCTCCGTGATTTTGTACAAGAACGTGTTGGTAAGTTGATAGAGGATGGTGTGTCAAGTAGGAAACTCAAGACCTCAACGAAGATTATTGCATTGACCAAGGCTGCACTCAAAGGAACCGATGAACTTGCCAAGTTTAACCAGGTTATCGAGAATGCCAAGAATCTGACCGAACA